CGAGGCGCTTGGTCCCGATGGCGACTAGACGCTCGTCGCCGGATGCGATCTGCCGCCGGGCCTGCCATTCGAGCGGCCCGTATCGGTCGGTCTCAATCGCGCCGTTCTGGACAGCCAGGGCGCGCTTGCTCATGGCGATGTCGAAGTGGACCCACGAGGCGTTGCGGTGCTTACCGAACGACAGCTTGGGGTGGCCCTGTATCCACTTCCGCTGCACGCCGATGCGATCGACCATCGCCAACAGCTCGTCGTCGCTGTCGGCCCATAGATGGCACATGACCATGCGGCCGAACGCGTGCGCGGACGGGTCCACGTAGCAGGCCATCACTCGGCCTCCCCGCAAGCGCCGGCAATGAGCAGGGCGAGATCGCGGACGCGCTTGCGATCGGTCGCGCCAAGTTCGTTTTGCAGATGGTGCGAAAGCTCCTCATTGAAGCCTTCCGTGATCGACCACGCGGCCCGCTGAAGCATCATCACGAACCTCTCAGGGTCGGTCCCTGCCGTGTGCACAGCGATCGTCGCACAGGCCAGACCTATCGTGTCTGTCATCCCATTATCTCCTCTGTCCCAACCCCCACACCCTGCCCGAACCCCCATCGGCTGGCAACCACACTTTTTGACATCAAGTCAACAAATGTGAAGTGTGTGCCTTTTTCCCACGCCGGTTAGCAAAGGCTATATTATGAACGAGTGAGCAATTTCAATCACTTAGCTACATTTGTCTCCCACCTATTTTACATATAATCTCACAGGAGGTTTAGTCTAATATATATTCAGGTAGATGAATAAGGATGGGTTTATATCACCCTAGTGATTTTACGCGAAATACGTGGGAGACAAACGTGCCGATCAGAACGTTTGACAGACCCTTATCGGCCGTGCCAGTGTGCGATCGGGACAGGCATGGAAGGAGGCCCCAATGCCCGCGCATTCAGCGCAGCACACCGCACTACGGCTCGCGTCCGCATTCGAGGCGTTCGTCGCCAGGGCCGAGCAGGACATCATAGCCGAACTGGCACACCCGCGCGTCACCAGCCTCGCTATCAACGCCGACCGCAAGGCCCGCTGGGCCGCCGCCGAACGCCTCGTAGCTGCCGGCAGGCTCGTCGTGGTCGCGCACCCTCACGACGCGCTCACCAAGCGCCCGCCGCCGTTGGGTGGCGAACGCCGTCTGCGCCGCGAGATGCGCGTGCGGCTGCCGTATCCCGATGGCGAGGAGGAGCGGATATGAGTTGGGGAGACCAGGCCAAGCTTGCCGCAGCCAGGCACGAGCGGGCCGTGCGAGCCCGCATGGTCGAGCTTCGGAACGAGACCCGCGACGGATGGGCGGGCGAGACCAACCGATCGAACCTCGAGGCCGTGCGCCGCCTGATCGCCGAGGGCGTCCGCGAGGCTGTCGAGACCACCACCGACGCGAAGGGCCGCGTCGAGATCCGCCACCGCCTTGTACGAACCTGAGGGACCAGGACCATGGACGCATACGATTTCCACCGCGCCGCCCGCCACCGCACCGAGATGGTCGCAGAGATCCAGCGCCGTCGCGATTGGGGTGCGTGGACGCCGGGCGACTGGCCGGCAGGCGAGTTGATCGACCTCACCGAGCGGTTCGCCCCCAGATGCGAGCCCGAGCCGCCAAAATTGGACCGTGAGCCTGAAAGCGAGTTCGAACGGCAGATCGCCGCCCTGCTCGCGGAGAGCCCGCCCCAGTGGCTGGAATACGCATTCTGGTTCGCCCTGCTCGGGCTGTGGGCATTCGTCATGCTCGCGATTTGCGTGCTGCTGGCGCAGTAACCTACAACCGCCGACCGGGACCGCGGCGCACGAGACCAGGGGACGACGTGCCATCATCATTCGACGCCGACCAACTGCGCCGCGACCACCCGCTATCCGAGTACCTTCCGGCCCGCGGCATCGCCGTGAAGCCGGAGGGCCGGGAGTTCCGGTGCCTGTGTCCGTTCCACGCCGAGCGGACGCCCTCGTTTCAGATCTACCAGGGCCGCAAGGGAACCCAGGAGTTCCACTGCAAGGGCTGTGACGCGAAAGGCGACGTGATCCAGTTCGTGGAGCGGTACGACGGCGCGACCTTCGCCGAGGCGTGCGAGATCCTGGGCGGCACCCGCGAGCCGAACGAGAACCGCGCGCCCGTCGCCCCGGCCGAACCGGCGGTGGACATCTACGCCGCGTGGAAACCGCGCGTGCCCGACGCCAGCACGCCGCCGATCGTCGCCGGGAAGCGCACGCCGCCGCTGGCGAACCCGAAGCGCGACGACAAGCCGGTGACGCACTACACGCCGAGCGCCGTCTACCCGTACCACCACAGCGACGGCCGCGTGATCGGCTACGTCCTGCGGGTCGAGATCAAGGGCCGGAAGATCACGCCGCTCGTGCTCTGGTGCGAGAATACCGAGACCGGCGAGCTGATGTGGTGCCACCGGCCGTTCACCTCGCCGCGGAGGCTGTACAACCTGCCGGCGTTCGCGGCCCAGCCCGACGCCCAGGTGCTGGTGGTCGAAGGCGAGAAATGCGCCGACGCCGCGCAGGCCCTGTTGCCCCGCCTCGTGGTCACGACCTGGCAAGGCGGCGGGAAGGCCGCGGGAAAATCGAATTGGAAGCCCGTCAGCGGCCGGGACGTGCTGATCTGGCCGGATGCCGACCCCGAGGGCCTGGACGCCGCCCAGGAGGCCGGCAGGCTCGCCGCGGAGGCAGGCGCGCGGTCGGTGCGGGTGATCTCGATACCGGCCGACAAGCCGAAGGGGTGGGATGTCGCCGACGCGATCGAGGCCGGGTGGACCAAGGCCGATGTGGTGGCGTTCGCGCGGGCCGGGGCGCGGCCGTGGGGAGAAACCCGAGAAACCACCCAGACCGCGCCCGAGCCCCCCGCGGCCGACGAGCGGCGGTTTGATGAACCGCCCGCCGAACGGGACGGGGAGCGCGAACGGTTGACGAGACCAGCGCTGCGACCCGTGGCCCAAGAAAAGCCACAGCCAGAGCCGGAGAGCAAGCCCCCGGAGCGCCGCCGGTTCGCTGTCGTCGGCGGCACGGAAGCCGGCGACACCTCGTCCCCTGGGATCATCCCCGACGTCGAGGGGCTGAAGGAATTCGACGCGCACGGCAAAATGAAACCGAAGTCGTTCACGAATTTTGTTGTGATGTTGCAATATCACCGCGCGATGTTGGGCGTGTTTGCGTTTAACGAGTTCAGTAATCAGACGGTCGTCATGCGGCGTCCCGATTGGGATACAGGCAAGGGCGAATGGAAGCCGCGGAAGCTGGAAGACAACGACGTTGCCAGGTCTCGCATGTGGCTCGAACGGGCGCAGTTGATCGCTTCACAGAACGAGACGCATAACGCGATCGACACGGCAGCACGCGCGATCACGTTCAACCCGATCCGCGATTATTTCGATGGGCTGAAATGGGATGGCGTGCCGCGGTTGTTCGGCGACGAGACGCGCCAGGGTTGGCTTGCGACGTATCTGGGCGCGAAGCCGACGAAATCGGGGATCGAGCGCGCGTTCGGCGCGCGATGGCTGATCGGGATCGTCGCCCGCAATCTGAGCGACAACCCGGACGGCGAGAAAATGGATACCATGCTGATCCTTGAGAGCCAGCAAGGTATGATGAAGTCCACCGCCGTTAAGCGCATGGCGACTATTGCGGGTGATGTGCACTTCGTGGACGGCATCAACGATTTCGTCTCGAAAGACGCCGTGCTTAACATGCAGGGCAGCGTCATTGTCGAGGCTGACGAAGGGCTGGCCTTGAAGCGCGGGAACGTGGACGAGATCAAGGGCGCGTTGTCCCGCACCGTGGACAAGGTGCGCCCGCCCTACGGCCGGAACCCAATCACGCTGCGCCGCCGGTTCGGCATCGTCGCCACACTGAACCCGCAGGGCCAAGGCTACCTGCGCGACCCGACCGGCGCGCGGCGGTTCTGGCCCGTGGCGGTCGAGCGGCCGGCAGACCTCGACGCGCTGGACCGCGACCGGGACCAATTGTGGGCCGAAGCCGTGTCTCACTACCTGGCCGGCGAGCAGTGGTGGCTGACAGACGAGGAGGTTCCGCACGCCGAGCTGGAGCAGCGGAAGCGATACCGCGCCGACCCGCTGGCGGGCCGCATAGACGAGTACCTGACGACGCTCGCGCCGACCGTCCCGGCTGTGACCGTGACGCAAGTTCTGTCGGTGATCGGTATCCCGACGAGCCGGTTTGACCCGGAGCTGTTCGACCGCGTGGTGAACCACCTGCTGGTACGCGGCTGGACCAAGACGAACGACCGCGAGAACCCGAGAGCGGACCTATTCAGGAGGCCGGCAAATGGCTGATCGACGCTACACCCTGGACGAGCAGATCAAGGCGCTGGCCGTCGTCGTGGCCGGGTTCCGGTCGCATGTCGGCGGTGACGACGAGCACCGAGACCAAGTGATCGAATATCACCACGACGCGCTAGCGGCCGTGCTTGCGACGCTGAAGTTCATGCAGGAACACGAGCAGACGATACGGGGCGCGATCCGGGCCGCACGAGAGCTTGACGCAGCCGCGACGTATGCGTAAGGGACAGGAGCGCGGCTCGTCCACGTCTCGTCTGGTCCCAACCTTCGAGTGAAACCCCGCCGGCCGTGAGGCCCGCGGGGTTTCTGCTGTTTAGAGCAGACGCGGCTCAAGCGCCGCTATCCCCTCCTCAACGGATCGGACCACCTCGCCGACGCCGCCGCCGGCCCGTACCGCCTTGACGAACGCGGCTTGCTCCGGCGTCGTCGCCACGCCCGCCGTCTTCAGCTCCAGCGCCACGAACACGCCGATCGTCTTGCCCACCATGTCCGGCGTGATCGTGACCGGCCGCCAGCCGATCACGTCCGACGAGCCCTTGCACAGGCCCGCATGCAGCGGCCGCGGGTTCGCGAGCGTGATAACCCCCGGCTCCTGGCGAAGGATGCGGCCGACCCAGCCGGTGCCGACGTTCTGGCGGAACAGTCTCGCCCCCTTCAGGGTCGCCGCCTTGAGCAGCGGGTTCAGGATGTCGCGTTCGTTCGCCATGTCACCACCGCTTCTGCGCTGCCGCCTGTTCCTCGACGCGCCGGCTGCCGCCGCCACGCTGCCGTGCCGTGTAGAGATGGGCCGCCCACGCCTCAGGCTTGGCGTATCCACGCGCCTTGCCCACCGCGATCAGGTCATCGATCGTCTTCGCGTCCCGCTCCTGCTGCGCCCGCACCGCCCGCAACGCCTTGGGATCGACCGCCACAAGCTCCGCATCGGTCTCGCCGGGCATCCGGCCTTCGCCCGCGAACGGCTCTCCACAGGCCACACACCGGGCCGCGTTCGCCGCCGAAGTCGCGAAGCACGATTTGCACACCTTGACCGGCGGTTCGGCGGGCTCGCCCTTGCGCTTCTTGGGCGGCGGCTTCTTCGGCTCAAGCTGCCAGTCGCGCTCGTCATCCGGCAGCCCGTGAGCCATGATGTTGCCGGCATGATCGAGGATCACCGCCGGCTCATCTTTCGGCCGCAGCGCCCGGCCGACCTGTTGCAGGTACATCGCGACCGATTGCGTGGGGCGGGCCATGCCGACGCATTCGATGGTCACATCCATCTGAGCCTGCGCGGCGAGATCGTACCCCTCGCCGAGTAGACCCACGTTGCAGATCACATCAAGTTCGCCAAGAGCCATCGAACGAGCGGCGCTGCGGCGAACGTCAGAAGGATCGCTCCCGTCAAGATGAACAGCAGATATGCCAGCAGCCCGAAAAGCCCCGGCGACGTGTCGCGAGTGCGCAATACTAACACAGAAGTAAACAGCCCGTTTACCAGAAGCCAGCCGGCTATAATGCGCCACGAGATCTCCAACCAGCTCATCTTTATCTAGCTCCTTTTCCAGTTCGTCGGTTTTATAATCGCCACCGCGCGAGCCGATGCTGCCAAGATCGGGCATGGTCGGCGCATAAGCGGTGTACTTCGAGAGATAGCCTTGCTCGATAAGCCACGCGAGCGACGGTCCTAACTGGATCGCGCCGAACAGCTCGTTCAGGCCCTTGCCGTCGAGGCGTTCCGGCGTGGCGGACAGGCCGACCACCTTCGACCCGCGATCCATCGCCCACCGGATCACGCGCGCCCATGTCGCCGAGCAGGCGTGGTGCCCCTCGTCCACGAAAATGACCGTGGGCCAGCGGCCGGGCGGTACCCGGTCGAGGCGCGACCGCAGCGTGTCGATGCCGCACACCTGAGCCGGGGCGTACGGGTTCCACCGCCGCCCGGCCGAGATGAAAGCGTGCTCGATGCCGGCACGCTCGAACGTCTTGCTCGTCTGGTCCACGAGGAAGTCGCGGTGAACGATCATCCAGGGCCGCCCGCCCTTGGCGACCGCGTTGCGCACCATGGCGGTTGCCATCTGCGTTTTGCCGGCACCGGTCGGTGCCTGGAGCAGGACGGCTTGCGAGGTGCGTAGCTTCTCGCGCACGCCCTGGATCATCTCCTCCTGATAGGGGCGCAGGACGACGGGGGCGAGCTTTTGCGGGGTGAACAGGTTCACGGGCACACCCCCATGCCGTTGAGAATGACGATCACGGCCACGAAGACGACCGTCCAGAACACGAGCGGCCAATCCATCACCGGATCTCCACGAACTGGCCGGCAGGCAGCCGCTGACCGCAGCACGGGCAATCCTGCGCGTCGAGGATGTCGTGCAGCAGCTCGCGCTTGATGCCGTTGGCGTCGCACGCCTCCACGATCCGCTGATTGTACTCCGGCGGGATGCGCCCGTGCCGCCCGCGCCGGCCGGTCCCGGCCCATCTCGAGATCACCGCCGGGTCCACGCCGATCGCGCGCGCCAGGTTGCCGTTGCCCCGGTCGTTCTTGACGGTGTTCGAGCGCGCCGCGCGCCACTCGCACAGCTCCGTCTTGTCCGCGAACAGGTCGCGAAGCCGCTCCACCCTCGTTTTCATCACGCCTCCGATTGGCCCCGAGAAAAGGTCGCACGGTTGTTGACATGAAGTCAAGAAACGTGGTCTCTGGGCTCGGGACCACACGAAAGGCACGGACATGACGCCCGGCATTCACCTGAACCTGCCGAACGAGGACTACCACGCCGGCCCCGGCATCTCGAAAACCGGGCTCTGGACGATCGCCACAAAGACGCCCGCGCACTACCGCTTCGGCGAGCGCAAGGATACCGCCGCGTTCGACCTGGGCACGGCCGCGCATCTCGCGCTGTTGGAGCCGGAGAAGTTCGAAACCGACGTTGCCCGCGGCCCCGAGGACCGTCGAGGCAACAAGTGGAAGGACGCGGAGTTGGCGGCCGACGCGAACGGCTGGCTACTGTTGACCGGCCCGGATTACGACAAAATCGAGCGCGTCCGCGAGAGCGGCGAGCGCAACGCCACGCTCCGGGATCTGCGCCAGGGCGCGATCATCGAGGCGAGCGGCTACGCGATCGACCACGAGACCGGCATGCTCTGCCGCTGCCGCCCGGACGCCATGAACGCAAGCGCAGGCGTGATCCTCGACCTTAAGACCACCACGGACGGCGGGCGTGAGGCGTTCAGCAAGGCAGCCGCAAACTACGGCTATCACATGCAGGAAGCGTTCTACACGGACACCTGGCGCGCGGCTGGCTTGACATGCATTGGCGACGGCCGCCCTGCCATGTACCGCGTGGACGCCTTTATCTTCGTAGTCATCGAGAAGGCCGCGCCGTTCCTCGTGTCCTGCTACGAACTCGCCCCGTCCGCCGTGGACGAGGGCCGCGAGCAGTACCGTCGCGCCCTGGCGACCTACGCCGAGTGCGCCCGCACCGACGTGTGGCCCGGCTACCCAGAGGACCCCGAGCCGCTGGATATCCCGGCCTGGGCCTACCGCACGACCACCCGTCCCACCCCCGAGGCTTGAGACCCATGGCCAACCTGCCGGCAGTCGCCGAGAACATTCAGAAGATCGGGTCCGAGCTCGCCCGCGCCAGCGAGCGGTTCGCCGAGCTGCTACCCAAGAACATCCCGTCCGCGAAGTTCGTGAGCGTGGTTAAGAACGCGCTCAACAACAACCCGGATCTCCGCACCTGCACGCCTAAGAGCGTCATCATGGCGTGCGAGAAGGCCGCGTCGGATGGGCTCGTGATCGACGGGCGCGAGGCCGCGCTTGTCGTGTTCAAGAAACGCGGCAAGCTAGAAAACGGCCAGTGGGGCGTGGTCGCGCACGAGGCGCAGTACATCCCCATGGTCGCGGGCATGCGCCGCCGGATCTACAATTCCGGCCTTGTGTCCGTACTGGAAACCGGCATCGTGTACGAGGGCGAAATAGCCGCCGGACTGTTCGAATATCAGGCCGGGACCGACGCCCGGTTGGTACACCGGCCGATGCTCACGGGCGAGCCCGGCGAGCCGGTCGCGGTCTACTCCGTCGTGACCATGGCGAACGGTCACAAGTCGATCGAGGTCATGCGTTGGTCGGAGGTGTTGCGGATCGCGCGGCTCCAGTCCAAAAACGTGGCCTACCAGGACGACACGAAGAAAGGCGTCCGCAAGGGCGATCTCGTCGGGGTCTGGGCCGAGCACACCCACGAGATGGCGCGCAAGACCGTGCTCCGGCGGCACTCCAAACAGCTACCGTTCGACAGCAACACCGCCGCCATGTTCGAGCGCGTAGACGGGCTGTACCGTTCGGAGGGCGAGGAGATCGACCACACCGAGCAGGATGCCCCGCAGGACGACGAGGCAGCCCCGCCAGCGACCGCCGGCAAGAAGGCGGGCGCAGGCAAGGCCGCGCTCGACAGAGCCCGCCAGGAGCGCGCCAGCGCCGAGGTGGCCACCAGTTCGCAGACCTCAGCGCCCGAGCGGGCCGAGGATGTCGAAGACCTCGAACCCGTCCGGGACGAGGACAGCCACGAGCAAGAGGACGACCGGATATAATGGCACGCGAACAGGGCTACATCGCCACCGTCAAGATGTTCATCCCCGTGAACCCCAAGAGCCTGGACGACACGGTTGCCAAGGCGACCGCGCTCCACGACGCGCAGCAGCGCAACGACCTGTCCGGCCTCGCCAAGGTCGGCGCGGAGATCATGTCCGTGGCGCACCGGTTCACCAGCCGCGAGAAGGCCGAGGCCGCGGTTAAGCACGGCAGCGCCGAAACCGTCGAGGAGATCGCCGAGGAGGCGGCGCAGACCGACGTGGAAGACGCCATCGGGTAGGCCGCCGAGCAGGCCGAGGATAACGAGGGCGGGCACGAGCCGCCGGCCGGGCGCAAGCGCCGCTAAGAAATCAGCCCGCACGGTTTTTGACACCCTTGTCAACAAACGTGCGGGCTGTTATGTACGGGTTAGGGACTAGACCCTAGCAGCAGTTGGGACCGCTGACATGCACTCATACCTCGATGACCTTGACCTTGATGCGCTGATCGATGCTTGGCACGACGGCTATTTCTCGCGCAGGGACGGCAAAGACACCCCGCCGTCTGACAAGTTCCTGGCCCGCGAATGGGAGCTTGGACGCCGGCAATACCTCATCGACCGAGCCGCACCTCCGGTCCTGATGCCCGAGCGTCCCGAGGGGTATTATCACATCGCGCCGGACGGCTACTGATGCCTCTCACCTGCCGCGAGTGCGGCCAGCCTTTTGAGGCTACGAACCGGGGGCGCGGCAGCGCCCCCATCTTCTGCGCCGACGCGTGCAAGAAGACGTTCAATAACCGCCGCATGCTTCGCGGCGCGCGCCTGTACGATCTCATGATGCTGTGTCGGTACGAGCGCGGCACGGCCAAGCTTCGCGGCGTCTGGGCGATCCTGTGTGAGGTGTGCCGGCAGTGGCGCGAGGAGGATCGCCGCGAGCGTGGCGGCCGCCCGTCCTGGCGCAGCTACGACGAGCTGCACGATGGGCTCGCGCCGTACCGGGCCACCGTGATCGGCAGCGCGGGCGCGTCGAGCCAGCGCGTCGCCGTCGAGAACGGTATCTCTGCCAGGAGCCGGGCCGCTTAGTGCGAGCCCGACGCCCGCAGATCGCGCAGCTTGTCCGTAAGGCTGTCGATCTCCTCCGCGATCCGCTTCGCGTCGTTGCGGCGCTCCTCGGAGGTTTCACGCATCGTACGCCGGCCGTTCTCGATCTCCTGGCCGAGCGACTTCAGCGCGTCTTTCAGCTCCCGCAGATGCTGTAGCAGCTCCATCCCGAAGTGCTCGCCGGCAAGCAGGCCAGCGATCCCCGACATGCCGGCCGCGCCAACGGACGGTCGCTCCGGCTCTGGCGGCTTTTCGCTCGATGCTTTCTTGAGGCCGATGACGGCCAGGACAATCGCACCGAAACCGCCAGCCCCAAGAAGCGACACAGCGATATCGACGTACCCTTTAAGCTGATCGGGTGACAACATAGCGAGCCGGGGGCCTCGTTCCGAACGAGCCCTCTTTTTGCATGTCGTATCCGGTGCTGACAATGCACCAGCCCTCGAACGCGAAGAACACGGCATAGTACGCAAGGCCGGGTGGTAGTTTAGCACCTGTGGCATGTCCGCCCATGTACATGAGCGACCCGATCGAAAGCCAGAACATGCCACCGAGGAACGCGCCAAAGCACCGGATGATTGGTGTACGCCTCCACCAGCCGTTGACGTATAGTCCTACTAACCTGATGCCAGCAGCTAAAACAGCCCACACGCCCCAGGTACTTTCGTCGGCGATTGACGCCATAATTACATATGTTGGACCGTCAAAGAAATTCGTGGGGCTCACCATCTGATAGCCCCACACCAAAAGCAGGCACGCAAGTAACCACTCGGTCGAACGCGTGCGATTTAATGGGGAACGATAGTCCAGCATCACAGAACCTTTCGCGTCACGCGACCTTATCGCTTGACCGACGTCCCGAGACTTGCCGCCGCTGCCTCCGGTACGCCCTGGACACGCTCCGTTGTGCGTAGCGCCCCAAGCCCGAGAATGCCAGTCAGGACCACCATAAGATCATTGATAGAGAGCACGGGCGCGGCAGGGATATTGGCGCCAATTGCCACACCGATCAGGTTTGTGGCCCAGGTCAGCACGGGGGCCAGAACGAACTGGTACGCGAACCCGGCGGTGCAGACCCAGCCCACCGCAGGACGCCAACGCGCCGAGAAGCGATCGTTTCCCTGAGCCTCCGCGAGATTGACCGACGACTGCGCTTTGGCGATCTCGGCCGCCGCGGAGACAAGCGCAACCTCGCGCGCCGCAAGCGCCTGCTCGATGTCCACCTGCGCCTTGGCTTTCTCGGCCGGATCGGGCACGAGCCGATCGACCAGCACCTTGGCAACGTCGGCGATCGACGGCAGCGCCGCGCCGATGCCCGCGCCGATTGCCGGGCCAGCGCCGCCGGTCACGACGCCGCCCAGAATGGATCCGACGATCCCGCCAATACCACCTGCCATGGGTTCATGCCTTCTTCGTGGGAGGGAACGCGGCGCGCAGGCGGTCGGCCATGCGCTGCCACACGGTGCGCGTGTTTGAAACCGGAACCGGGTCGGGGACGGCCGGGACGACCGGAATGGGGGCCGGCAGGGGCTTGGGCTCGACAACCGCGACCACGACGGGCGGGGCAGGAGCGGCGGTCGCAACCATCGCCGCGGTCGCCAGCGCCTTGGATAGCGCCACCTCGACGGCCTCAGGCTTCACCAGCGCCTTGTTGAGGCCGTCGCCCGCATAGTAGCTCTGGCCGCGCGTCACCGCCCTGTGCGCGCCCTGGCGGTTCGCCAGGACCGGGAAAGACGCCCACTCCTGGGCGATGGCGAGCCCGAACGCCACGGGACCGATCGCGCCGGAGATGAACCGGGGATACCCACGCCGCACCAGCAGGTGGTAGCCGAGCCGGTCTTGCAGATCCGGCGTGAACAACTCGCGGCCGGTCAAGCCAAGCTCGTCGCGCAGGCCGATCAGCGTGGCTTTCATGAACTGGTAGCGGCCGCAGGCCGACGAGCCGAACATAGTTGTGCGCCGGCTGCCGTCCGCGATGACCTCGTTCAACGTCATCGAGGTAAGGGGCTTCGGCATTTGCGCCATGCGGTTGGCGTACACCGTGTCATAGCCTTTGGGGGCCTCGAACGACGCGATGAAGTCGAGCAGCCCGGCGGCGGGCAGGGGAACAGTCTTGTCCATGTCAGCGCCTCGTTCTCGCCGGGGCGCAGATCAGCACCTTGCCGGCCCCTTCGATATAGACGGGCGTGCAGAAGCCTCGACGCGGAGCGGCGACCGCCGGCAGAATTGCCAGGGTCGCCGCCAGTAGTGCCAAGATTATCCGCATGCCCCAACCCGCTATCCGTCTAGGCTCCTTTGCCATGGCGGGATGTCAGCGGCAAGCGCGGCGCAAGCGAGGCCGATGTAGAACGGGGCACCGGCCCGGCTCCACCGGGTCGGCATGTTCGCCCCGCACCCGAGCGCGCGGGCAGCATCGTGGAGGGTCCAGCCGTGGCGCTCGCGCATCACGGCCAGCCAGCAGCGGAACGCGGCGGGGGTCACTGCGTCGGCTCCCATTTCTGGACCTTCGGCGCGCGAAGCAGATCAGCGAACCGATCGGCTACGTCCTGCGGCAGCATGGCATTGATCTGGACGAGGCCGCCACCAAGCTCCGGCGATGCCACGGACACGTGGACGTTGTCGCACGTCTCACAGAGGTAGACCAAGAACTCTGCGGTGCCGCCGTGATCCACGCCGCGTAACCCGTTCCAGATCACACAATCAGCATGGATTGTGCAGGTGTCGTCTGCGGGTCTTGATACGGTCAAAACCAGAACTCCCGATATGAATAATTGCAGGCGGTCGAAGCGTAGACCGAGCGGAGCGCGCCGTATTCGACGGCATAAAAGCTAAACTCTGGCGGTGGCGCGCAACGCTCGCCAGCAAAGCGTGTCAGGTGCTGATTTAAAATCATATCAGTACGCCAACTTGTGACAGAGACGGATGATCTTGGCGAAGTAGGCGACCGCATCGCCGCGGGTTGCGAACTCGCGAATGACGGCCCCGCGGCGCAGGACGCGCCGGCCGTCGAGGCTATAGCCGAACATTAGTTAATCCCCTCGACGCCAGCCTGAAGTTCCAGCCGGACGCCGGCTTCATAGGCGGCCTTGGCGCGCAGGTAGTCCGCGCGCAGCTCCTCGATAGTCAGCTTACGGGGCTCCGGCTCGCCGACATCGGGCGCAAGATCCTTGACCTTCACGCCCAGGAACTGCGCCACGGCGATCAGTCGGCCGGCGCTGAGCTTGTTCTTGCCGGTCTCGTATTTCTGGACCTGCTGGAACGAGACGCCCAACACGTTGCCAAGCGCGGTTTGACTGTGCCGCCGGGCGGAGCGCAGCGCGGCGATGCGCCGGCCGATCGCCATGTCTGTGGGGGTGCATGTCTTGGGGGATGCCATGTCAGTCGGTCCCGTTCGGTAAGAGGGTCAAGCCGAAGCGAACTCGGGCGTAAGCTCGCCCGTGCTCGGATCGTACTGAGCAACTATGCCGGATTTTACGTGGACCGACGCATGATGACCGCCGAGGCGGGCCATGTTCTGAGCGAACTCTTTTGCGTGCGCGAAGCTCGTGAACTTGGCGCGATGTTCGCTGTACTGAACGGTGTACGAGAGGGTGTTGCGCTTGGTCATGTCATCGTCTCCTGTGCTGTCCCAACCCGGCCAACATAGGAGCACGGATCGGGTCTGTCAACACCGATCCGTGCATGTGCTACTTATCGCGCGTGTCGCCGAACGCGCGGCGGCCGAGCGTCAGGTCCTTGAGCCACTTGCCGTCGTTCTGCTCCAGGCCCTGCCACACGTTCGAGGCGGTCGAGACGCCCTGCCCCAGCGGTAGGCCGAAGGCGTAGCCGGCAAGTTCCGCGGCGCGCTTCGACGCAAGCCGGGCGTCCACATCTTCCCCGTGGGCGAGCTTGTTCACGTCTTGGATCGACTTCACCGCCAGTTCGCCGAACCGCCCCAGCGGGCTCATCTGGTAGCCCAGACCGCTATCCAGCGCGCCGGCTACGTCTCGCGCCACCGGTAGGGACATGAGCGGATACAGCGACGCCTTGCGGAACGCCCACCACGCCCAGCTCTCGTCGTCGTCCTTCCACTTCCCGACCAGCGCATCAGCCATGATCGACGGCAGGATCACCAGCGCGACCGACCGCGCCAGCAGGTGCGGGATGTCCTCATATTCGCCGTCCCGCAGCATCACGCGCGTGTCGCGGCCGAGCGTGCGCAGTCGGTTATAGTACAGGTTGAAATACGAGTAGAACAACGTAAACACCTGGGCGACGCCGTTCTTGTCGCCCATGATGCCGGACAGATCTTTGGCCGCGCCACTACCTTGCGTGAGCCGCACGGCACGGTCGCCCGCGCGCACGGCCCCGGCCTCGTCTGTCGGGTACGTCGCGAGGTGCTGGTTGTACGCGCCGAGCCACGTCGGCATGCACACCGTTTTGTCAGCCATCGCGGTCATGAAAAACGCATACCGCTTGAACTCGTCCACGACGCCGGTCTTGCCCTCCAGCTTGCCGAGCGCCGTGCGCACGTCGCGCTCCATGTTGTTCGTGCGGTCGCGCATCTCGCCCGACTTGCCGGCCACCATCTCCCACGTCTCGATCGGGTGTCGGATCGAGGCCGCCAGCGCTCCGCCCAGGAACGACGGCTTGACCAGTTCCGTCGAGTTGGAGAAGCCGGCAAGCTGTGACAGCGCGGTCGAGAGCCGGAACCCCATCGCGTACAGGGACACGTTCGCCCGCGCCGTCGAGAGCGCCCGCTGGATCGCCGGGGCCGTGGACGCCTCGCCCCGATCCTTGGCGATGCGGTCGAGCCACTGGACCATTTGGCCGTAGACCGGGCGGCCCATGGTCTCGATAATCGCGCCTTGCAGCGCCGGGTCCGACAGCAGTTTCAGCGTGTCGCGTACCGGCTCGCGGTGCGTGATGTTCTGAATGGCCTTGTCGATGTGGTCCGTCATCGCCCGGAGGTCGAGCAGGACCGGCCGGCTGTAATTGTCCGTCCGCTTCTTGGTGAACCCATGCTCGACGGCCGGGCGAGAGAACGTCGAGTTGTCGAACGCGCTGTCTAGATCCTTGTCCGTCCGCATCTGCACGTCGAACGCCTGGACCGGGTCATACACCATGGGGTAGTACCCGCCGGCATACTCGCCGTGCTCGGTCACGACCTTGCGGCGCTCCAGCTTCGGCGGCTCGACGCCGGTAATCCGGCGCTCCAACGCGGCGGTCTCGGGCCAGAACCCCTCCAGCACGTCCCACATGGATTGCACCCGGTCCCAATCCTCCTTCGTCAGGATCGAGAGCGCGCTATCCATCTCGGCTTCCGTGCGGAACGAGTTGGTCGCGGTGAACTCGCCCTTGAGGATCTTGGCCCGGTTGCTCTCCGTCCCCTGGTTGAGGGCGATGGCGTAGATCTCGGCGCGGGTGAATGTCAGCTCCGGCCGCAGCGGCACGGCCTTGCGCTCCGCGAGATACCCGGCGTCGAGCCCGTCGAGGATCGTTTTAAGCTTTGTCGCGACCGCAAGCTGCATTTCGCTCTTGCGGTTCTGGGCATCCACGAACTTCTGGAAGATCACGCGCGTGAACGGGCCGTTGACGTCGCCCATGTCGAGCCACTGGAACACCTGTTCCATCTTCAACAGGTATGCGTCTATACCGGCGACACCGTTCCAGAACTTCTCGATGTTCGTTGCGTTGCGATACTTCTGCTTTTTCTTTGGGGGCGTCTTCATCGCCTGCCCCACCAGTTCGTCGCGCGCCGCCTCGAACGACTTCAGCCGGCCCTTCTCCAGCAAGCGGTTCTTGAGCCGGCCCAGGTGCTCCACGTTCTTGACCACATCCCGCATCGCGGACAGGTCTTCCATGGTCATATCCTTGTAGGATACGAGCTGCGCCTTATCGAGGAGATCCGGCGGCACGAGGATCGCGTCACCGCGCGCGGTCGCCTCCTCCACGAACTGCGCCAGCGACTTGCGCCTCTCGATCGCCGGCAGGCTGGTGGATCGCTTGAACTCGAACCGCTCCAGTATGCCTTCGATCTGGTCGAGGTATTCCGGGTCCACGCCGGCCGGGCGCTTACGATCGGAGAAGCGGTCGAGGTAGCGCCGGACGCTCTCGGCCTCCTCGCGCGCCGCGCTCGCCTCCTGGGCCAGGTAGTGGTTCAGGATCTGCCGGCGCTTCTGGTTCGCCGCCTCCGCGAAATCGCCCTTGAGCATAGCGGCCTCGGCCGCCCGCGCTGCGCGGTCCCGCGCCGCCGTGTACGGGCCGGGCCGGGTCGCCTCGCCCACGCGCTTGGCGCGGATCACTTGCCGCGCCGTGGCGCGCGCCTGCTGCCTGGGCGTCACGGCCCCCTTGTTCCCGGCCAGCCGGTTGAGCGCCTTCAACTCGGTTTCGAGGAAGGTCCCGCGGGCATCGTTGTTCATGGCCTCGATAGCCGCGTCAGCCATCGCCGCTTGGTTGGAGATCAGGTCGCCGTTCCGCTCGCGCATCAGCTCGTCCACGCGGGCGTTCAGCGCGCGGGCCAGCGGCGGGGCCGACATCATCTCCGAGACCATGTGCTCGCCGGAGGAGAACCCGAACGCGTCCGCCATCTCGTCCGGGTTCATGCCGCCGCGCTCGACGTAGACCGGCGGAACCTGCTTGGGCAGCCGGGCCAGAACATCCTTGCCGAACCGATTGACCAGCCAGCCGCGATCCATCCGGCGTTCGCTCCGGTCGAGCCCGGCCGGCAGCATGCCGAGCCCGGCGAGATCCTCGCCAGTGCGGATGAAGTGCTGCGCCTGATACACCGGCCGCTGCGACATCTCCTCGAACACCTCGCGCCGGATCTCCTCCTTCGCGGCCCGCCATTCCTTGGTCTGCTCGCGCCATTTGTCTTTGACCAGCTTCGCCATAAGCTGGCCCTTGGCCTCGTCGGTCGCGTGCTGCGCGGCCTTGTTGTAGGACTGCCACTGCTGGTCGGTCATGCCGGCGTCAGCGGCTTCCTTGAACATGGCCGTGTACGACGGGTCTTGCTGGACCTGGGCAATCTCCGCGTCGGTCGCGAGCATCCGGTCGAACACGGCGCGGATCTCGGCCGGGATCGCCGGCAGGCCGATCAGCCGGGCCGCGCCGCGATACACCCCGAGCAGCCAGCCCTTGAACCGCTCGAACACGCCTTGCAGCTCGACGGACGGGGCCTTGCCCTCCGACAGGTAGGTTTCGAACGCCTTGGCGAATTTCTCGTGGCTCTCCCGCTCGATGGGCTGGCCTTCATTCGCGCCGATGAAATCGAGGATCGTGCGCCAGTCGGCCTTGACCGCATCCGGCGCGGTCGCGGCCTCGGCCACCTGCTTGTTCACCTCAAGGAACAGGTGCCCGCTCTCGTGCAGGAACGTGGACAGGTTCGCTTGCTGGAACAGGTTGATGACCGTGCCCGTATCCATGAACTGGATCGAGCCGCGCTTGTCCGCCCGCTTGCCCGCGAGGTCGGCCGCGCCAGTTGTTTGGTAGAACTCGCGTGGGGCGAGTACGTATTCTTCAGACACGCCCTTGATCTTTGCCGCGCCCTTGTTTTTCACGAACCCAAGTCGCTCATACAACGCGCGGTTCTGAGCCTGACCGGCCTTGCCTCGCATTGCGTCGGAGGTCAGAGCCACCGGGAGGCCGGCAGCGTGCGACTGGGCAACCACCGCGCGGATGATCGACGACCCCACGCCTTTCCCGCGCTCCCCTGGCCGAACTTCGATATCTGCAATCCGGACATGCGGCACGGCTCCGGTCAGGTCGGCGTCAAGTTTAAGGGTCGCGACTTGCGCCCCGTCGCGCATCACCTTGTTGCCGTCGAGGGTGAGGCCGTCCAGCGTGGAGAAGTCCGGGGCGGTGATAGCTCGCGGCATCGACTTCGCCGCCAAGGCCTCAGCGCCCGTCGTCTGGTAGAACTCGCGCACCTGCGGCGCTGCGCCGGCCGCCATCGACTGGAACACGACGCCGCGCTTGGGCGCATAGGTGAGCACGATCTGATCCGACTGGCTCACGTCCTCGGTCCAACGCGGGCTGTCCAACTCCTCCTCACCCGCACGGCGGCGCCTATCGCGCTCCTGCACGTTGCGCGCCTCTACCTCGCCTGCGAGACGGCGGTAGTATTCATATCCCGCCGCTTTGCGTAGATCTTCCTGCAACTGCTGCTCGCGCGTCAGCAATTGCCCCATCAGATCAACGGCCTTTTCTCTGGCCTGACCGCTGTCATAGATCCGCGCGACGGTGAGCTGCTGCTCCTTGTTCTTCTCGATAGCCGACAGGTGCGAGCGGACGGCCTCGCCCTCGTACACCTCGCCCATGCTGGAATTGCCGCCGAACGCGAACCCCTCGATATGCTGGATCGCGTGGGCGATTTCGTGCAGCGCGACGGAGCGGACGCCATCGAGGTCCGCGGCCTGCACCTCGACCCGCCCGACGCCCGGCAGATATACGCCTTCATTCTGGCCGGGCCGCACCGTGAGCGTCGCCCGCATGTCCGCCAGCATGGGGTAGATCGCATACAGCGCTGGGTGGTCGAGCACATCGGCGAGCCTGCCGGCAAACCGTTGGGTGCCGTCGCCCTGGTCTTCGAACTTGGCCGCGTCGAGCTTGGCGTCGGTGTCCACGAACTCCAGCCGCCACTTGCCATCCGGCCCCTTGAACATGCCGGTGGCGTCGTAAATCTCGTCCGGGTACGCGCCGCGGGCCGCCATGCCCTGGGCCTCGTCAACGCGCGACGCCGCGCCCGTCGAGGCCGGCTGCGCTGCCAGTGCTCGTTCCCCGGCGAATTGGAACAGCGCGCCCTCAGTCGCATTGGGGCTAGTCGCCTTCATCAGTTCGGCGCGGATCTCCTCGTTCGACATGCTCGCGGTGTCGAGCCCGAGCGACGCCAGTTCGCTGGACAGGCTCTCCACGCGGGCAAGCTGCGGGTCGATCTTCACGTCATCGGCGCTGACGGCGAACGTGCCCCGGCCTGCGCCCTCCTCGTCCAGGGCGGATAGCAACGCCTCCACCAGTCCCTCGCGGTTGACTGTGCCGTCCTCGTTCACCGCGCTCGGGAAATACCCGGCCTCGGCCGCCCGCAGGCTGGCCGTGTCGAGGTCGAGGCCGCCGGCCCCTTCCTTCGCCAGCAACCGGCCGCCGTTCCGCTTGCCGAGATCGCGCGCCCGCAACTCGCCGGCAAAGCTGTCGCTCTCCACAAGCCCGCCCTGGTTCGCCAGGAACGCGCCCAGGCTCGGCCCCTGCCCGCGCTGCCGGAGACGGGCCGCCTTGTCGCCGTCGCCCCGCCGCACCGCGTCCAGTGCGATATCCAGTTCGTCCGTCTTCCGGTAGTCCAGTCCGTCCGGCATCGCCCGGCGCACGTCGAGGTTCTGGGCCTTGTACAGGTCGAGCGCGTTTGTTCCCGTGCGCTGCGCCAGCGTGTCAAAGAACGCCCCGTGCACAGACGCCTGGGCGCGCGCTACGTCTGGGCTCTCGCCGATGTTCATCAGCCGGTCGGCAACGTCTCGCTCAACCTGCTGCCTGGGAGCGGCCCGCGCTTCCTCGGCCCGCGACGCGTCCAGCGCCTCTTGCAGCGCCGCGTCCTGATTGGCCTTCGCTTCGGTCTCGGCCTCGCGCGCTTCGTTCACGGTCGGCATGTCCGGCTGCCAACGCTGGTGCTCGATCAGCTTGTCACCGAGCGGCGTGCCGGCGATGTACGTCTGATATTCCGCCATCGGAATTTGCACGTCCGATCCGGTCGCCGCCGCTTCCGCGTACCGCTGCGAGAACCCGTCAATCCGCGCGTCGAGGTCGGCCGGCGTCAGCTCCAGCGACTGGAACATTTCGGCCATCTTCTCGACGGGGACATACACCGTGTCCGCCGCCTTGCCGTCCGACAGGAACGAGCGCACCGCGTCGAGGTACTTCTCCGGCGCGCGCTCGCGCAGTTCCGTGGCCTTGGCCGCCTCGTTCGCGCCCTCGTATACCGACTGCATCTCGACGGCGGCACGGGTCCGCTTGTAGTCCCGGACCAGCTTCGGCCCGGCCAGCGCGGGTGTGAGCGCGACCATGGCCTGCGCTGTCTGCTCCGCGGTGTCGGCGAGCCGGGCCGCGATCTCGCCGGGCTCCATCGTCTGGAAGCTGCCGGGGCTCAGTTTCTCGGCCGAGATGCGGCCTAGGATCGTGACCGCCTCCTGCATCACTTCCGTGGACACCTCGCCGCCGACGCCGAACGCCACGTTCTTGCCGAACGTCTTGAGCGCCGCCGCGACCGTGGGCCGGGTCATCGCTTCCTTGAGCGCGGCGCGCGAGCCCTGCTTGAGCAGCGAGCCGACGCCGAACTTGTCGAGGCCGGGGATCATCCGTTCTACGGCCGCCTCACCCAGGGTCTCCAGGGCCGCGTTCGCCGCGCCCGCGATCAGCGCCGCGCCGCGCATCACGTCCGGGTCGAGCTTCTCGCCGTTGTCGCCCTTGACGCCCAGGAACTCGGAATACGCCCCGCCGGCTTCCTGCTTGAAGCTGTCGAACGCACGGCCGGCGATCATGCCGGACTTGAGCCCGACGCCGAACCCGGCGACCGCACCAGGCCCCGCGCCGATACCGCCCGCCATCGAGCCGGCAAGTGCGCCGACCGCCGTCCCCGCGAGCATCCGGTACGGGGCCTGCTTCATGCCTTCGGCGAGGCCGCCGATCATGTTCGGCAACTGCTGCGCCGTGGCCGGGATCGCGCCCTGGAAGAACCCATCCACGCCGTAATCGCGCTTGTCCTGCTTGTCGGCCGCGTCCGCCGCCGCGATCTCCTCCGGCGACGCCTTGCCGAACATCTGCCGGAACCGCACCTCCGAATTGTTGCGCTGGTCCCACCCCTCCTTCCAGTTCTCGGCCGTCGCGCTCATCAGCCAGTTCAGGCCGGACAGCTTGTGCAGATCGTCCAGCTTGACCGTGTTCGCGTTGTCGCCCGTCAGGAACCAGTTCTTCAGCCGGGGCGACGCCTCCAGCGCCTTGCGCATGTCGTTGGCCGTGCCCTGCGATTTCAGGTCATCGAGGTTCGCGGCCACGAAATCCACCGGCAGCCCGTCGCGTGTCGCGATCCGGGATGCCTCGGCATACTTGTCGGGGTCCTGCTTGCGCGCGATGTCGAGCGCGGTTTGCAGCCGGGCCGCGTCTTGCTGCGCGAGGTCGGCCGCCGCCGTCGCGTAGAAATCTGGGCGCGCCGCAGGGGAGGCCGGGGCCGGTGCCGGCGGGATGTCGAACACGACGCCGCCCGGCGCAGGTGCGGTTGCCGGGACCTGGGCCGGGGCTGGAGCGGCGCTCTCGGCCGGCAGGCCCGGAAGCACGTCGGCCGGGTTCTGGGCCGGTGGCGGGGCCGCGGGCGGCGCGATCGTGGAGCCCGGCAATTGCGAGGCCGCCACCTTCTCCTCACCAGCGGCGATGTCGGCGGCGGCGCTCTCGTAAAAGCCGGGCATGTGGTTTCCTACTGGTAGGGGATCGCCGGCATCGTCGGGGCCGGGGCGGCTTGCGGCGTAGTCAGGAACCGGATCTTCCTGGAATACATGTCCGCTATCTTGGCCTCAAGTTCCGCTGCTCGCGACTTGTCCGTCTGGATCGAGGCCCCGAACTGCTTGCGCAGGTTCGCAATGATCTCGTTCCGCTCCGGGCCGTCCGGCATCGGCTGCCGCCCGGTCTCCAGAGACACCGCATCGTTGTGGTAGCGGATCGTCTGGGCCGGCGTCGGCGGCTTGCCCATGATCGCCACGTGGTTGTCCAGCAGGGTCTGGATCTGGGCCGGTGGCACCTGATCGAGCTTCTGGGCCGGCGCGAGGTTCTGGCCCTGGTAGCCCACGGGTGCCATCTCGTTCCGCTTGCGGAAAGCGTTCTGCTCGGGCGTGCCCTGCTCGAATAGATACTGTGTCTTGCCAGTATAATCGCCGCCGTTGATTGGCGTCATGAGATGCGCCACGCTCTCCTGCATCTCCTTCGCGTTCCACAGCCGCTTGTTCGCCGCCTGGAAAGCCTGCCGCTCCTCCTCCACGCGCTGATAGAACATGCCCGAACGCTTGTTTGCGTCCGCGTCGTCCTTGTCGGGGAAGATCCCGCCGGCCTTGAGCGCGTTCGTGGCAATCGCGGTCTCGCTCTGTAGAGCGTTCCACTTGCCGGCGTCCGTCGCGGTTTCTTTCCTGGCCGCTTTCTGCCGATCGGAAAACATCTCGTAGTGCGCCGACGACAGCCGCCCGCGCCACGCCGTCAGGTCGAGATCGCCGAACTGGTCGCCATCCATCAGCGTGAGCGCGCGGTACGCCTCCGGGTCGGTCTTGTCTTTCCGCTTCGCGATCCGGTCTTCCATTCCCGGCAGGGTGTCGGTCACGAACTTCGGGTCCTTCTCCAGGAGCGCCGAGTAGAGATCCGGGTCTAGTTCGTCGGTCGAGCCGCCGCGCTGCACATGCTGGATCGCGGCCGATCGCAGGGTCTTGAGCGCGCTTTTCTGGCCCGCCTCCTGGGCGCGGATCTGCCGCTCGACGTAGTTCTTGGCCGCCGACAGCTTGCCCGGCGTATCAAGCCGCGGGTCACTCGCCACCGCCTCTCGGATCGCCGCCGGGTCGATGTCGGCCGACAGGTCGATCGCGTTCCGCAGCGCGGGCGGCAGGCCGACCGGCGCGGCCGACGATACCGGTGCGGTGCCGGACGGCCCGGCCCCCGTCGCCGGCACGGCCCCAATCCCAGGCGTCGGCGCGCCGATCAGGTCGCGCGCGTCCGGCGTCAGCGGCGTCGGCAGGAACGAGCGCGCCACGGACTGGTTCGACGGGACCGCCGTCTGCATGCGCCGGGCCACGCCGTCGCCGCCGCCCGCCTGCTGCTGCATGGACGGAGGCAGCGGGAGGCCGCCCAGGGAGCCGCCGACCGCCTGGCTGCCCTGCCCTAGCGTCGGGATGCCCGCGCCCGCCCAGGACGGCAGCCCGCCCCAGGAACGGGCATTGCCGGTGTCGAGGTGGAGATGCCCGGACTTGCCCTCGTAGAACCCGACCCCCGAGAACCCGATGTCGCGAGCGGTCTGTAGGAAAAGCTTCTTCTGGTCCGGCGTCAGCTTCTGGATCTGGAAATCGAACGCCTTCCCGTGCAGGTGCTGCGAGTTCCCGACGTGCGGGTTGTCGTTCGGGTCCGACGCGCCGCGCCGCTTACCCGACGTGCCGGGGCTGTCGTTCACGTCGTTGATGCCGACGCGGATACCGGTCTTCTCGAAGAACTGCTGGCCCAGGGCATCGGCCATGGTCGCGGCGCGCGCATCTACCTGCCGACCGCCGCCGGTCGGTGCAAGCATGTCCTCGGGCTTGTAGAATTTTAGCGACCAGTTCTCGGCCGTCATCTTCGCGCCGGGCTGCGGGGTCGCGCCCATGCGGATTTGATTGATTGCCGTGGCCTGCCCGCCCACGTCGGCCGGGCCGCCGCCCTGCACGTCGCCATACCGGGACATGACCTTAGGCACGTAGGCTTGGGTCTCGGCCGGCAAGCCCGACAGGTCGCCCGGCCCCTTGCGGGACTTCAGCCACGCATCCGCCACGGCCGGGCCGGCGTTGTACGCCACCAGCGCCGCCGGGATGTCGCCGCCGTACCGCTGCAACTGGTCGTGCAGGTACGTCGCCCCGTACCGCACGCCGGTCTCGGGGTTCTTCATCGCCTCGCGAACCTGGGCGTCCGACATGCCGTCGGTAATCAGCCCGTCGCCCAGCCGCTTGGAGATGTCCCGCGCCGTGCTCGGCATCACCTGCAACAGCCCGGCCGCGCCCTTGGGCGACACCGCGTTCGGGTTCCCGCTGCTCTCTTGGCTGGCCGTCGCCGTGGTCAGGCGCGCGAGATCCACGCCGCCGACGTTCGCCGAGACCGGCTTGATGCCGGGGGGCGGCATTTGCTGCATCGTGGTCGCCGCCACCTGGGCAAGCTGGCTCACCTGCGGGCCGGGCTGCCCGACGTATTCCTGGCCCACGCCGACGCCGATCGTCCGATCCCGCAGCGGGTCTAGGATCTTCTCGATTTTGACGTGGTCCGCGCCGACGATCTGCGGCTTCAGGCGTTCGTACATCTCGGCCGCCGCCGCCGGGCTGGCGACGCCAATCCGCTGAATGCGGGCCGTCTGCACGTCGGACGTGTACGCCTTCATCTGGGCGTCGAGGACTTCTTTCGGCTGACCCGTGGGGTTCGCCGCGATGGCGGCCAGACCCACCTTCATCTGGGCGTCGGCAATCTTGTCGTCGTTCGCCGCGTCGATCGCCGCTTGCTTGGTGTTGTCGAGCGTGGTCTTAGCGATCTCCACGACCGCTTGTGTCTTCGCCTGGGTCTCCCGGCGCTGCATCGCGTCGAGCTGCCCGTCGCGCGCGGTCGAGGCCACGCGATCGAACGCGAGCCGCGTCTTCGGGTCGGTGATCCCCTGCGATAGCTGTTCGACCTGGGCCTTGATGAACGCGTCCGTGCGGCCGGTCCCGCCGATGGTGTCCAGGCCCTGCTTCGCGCCCTCCACGGCCATGTTCTGCCGCAAGCCGTCTTGAAGCTTGTTCGTCGCGTCCAGCACCTTGCCGGCCTCGCCGATCTCCTTTTCGCGCGCGGCCTCCGCGGCGAACGTGTCGCCAACCTGCCCGATCGCCCCGGCGACGCCCTGCATGGCACGGCCAATGCCAGCGCCGAACGCTTCGGGCGTGGCCGCGCTCGCATCCTGCCGCTGGTCCGGCGCGCGCTCGGTGCGGATCGTGTTGTTGTTGACGACTGGTACAGAAATTGCCACGTCAGGCCCCCTACTTCATCTTGTACCAGTTGGACGCGACGGAGCCCGCGCCCGAGATCAGCGAGCCCATCGCGCCGATACCGGCCGCCGCCTGGGCGTTGTTGCCCTGCTGCTGCTTGAGCGTGGCCGACGCGTTGCTGTTCATCGCCTGCGCCTCGTACTGCGCCGCCTCGCGCTCCGAGTTGACGCCGATCGTCTTGGCGTCGAGCGCGCCGAACTGCGCCATGTCGCCCATCACCTCAAGAGGCGAGCCGAAGTTGCCTTCGATCCCACGCGAGGCGTAGGACGCGCGCGCCCGGCCTTCAGCGTCCGCGTTCTTGCGCATCTGGGTCTGCTGGTCGGCCTGGCCGCGCTCCACCGCGTCACGCGCCTGCCGCTGCGACAGGATCGCGTTGTTCCGATCCACGGCCGCCTGGTAGTCGGCCGCATCCTTCTGGGCCTGGCCCTGCTGCATCTGGCCGGCAGCCCCGATACCAGCGCTCGCGATGCCTGCGATAAGCGAGATGACTTCACACATCGGGGGCCTTCATCCAGAAGCGGTGGAACGGTCGGCGCAGTATGCCATACGGCACCGGATCTTCCACGGTAAAGCCGAGCCACTTCAGCCACCGGATTGTGTGATCGGCGCGGGCGTCAACGTAGTTCTCCAGCCACGGGTACGCGGCCCGGACTTCCGGCATCTTCTCGACGCAATACCGGATGAACACCGCCGGGTTCAGGTCGAGGACATGCGAGCCGATCAGCCACGGCGCGCGCTTGCCGCCCAGGTTCGCCGGAGACACCCCGCCGATGAACGCCACTTGCCCGCCGATTTCGCCCGCCCACACGTGGTCGGAAGCCTCGACGCATCGCGTGATAGCGTCGAGCGGGGTGGACCCGGACGTGGCTTGCAGCTCGCGCCTATCCGTCGCTCTGATCGTCGCCGCCAGAGTTTCCACGTCCCCCGGATTGACGTTCCTTACCGTCAGAGAATTTGGGTCTGTCTGTGTCGCCACCTGTCTCGAACTCCGGTGAAACCGCTAGGATGGTCGCCGGCAGGAGCCCGGCCGACACGCTCACGCGCCCCTGATTATTCCAGTCCCCGACGAACCGCGCCTCGAACGCTCCGGTAAACAGACCGTTCACCAGCAGTTCGCCGAACTCAGGAATGGGATCGTGCTCGTATGAATAACCGTCGTTGCCGGGACCGTAGTGCAGGCCGATGGTCTTATCCACGTGGATGATAATCTTGGTTGGGTTCCGCAACTCTCCGTTCAATGCCGGCGCGCCAACGTCGATATCGAGCGTTGTCAGTAGGCTGTCATACGGCAGACCAAGCGTGATCTTGGACCCAGGGAACGGCAGGGCCACCGACCCGCCGCCTACCACCAGCCCGTTCACTGGCTTGCCGTCCACGACGCCGCCGACCGTCCGGCCTTCAAGGTGCCCCAGGCCGGACACCGCGCCGACCGGGCCGCCGTCGCGGGATAGCCCCGCGTCCACGAAGAACGCATCCGCCGGGCTGTTGCAGATCCGGGTGTGCTGGCGCTCGACGTAGCGCCGCTGCGCGCCGCCGACCGTACGGCGCACGACGACATACACCACGTCTTCCTGATCTTCGGCGACAACGGCAACGCTCTCGAATGCGCCGTCAGTCGTGAACTCGGACCAGCCAAGCACCTCCTGATCCTTAAGGTATGTGCAAGCCAGCATCGAGCCGTTCGACAGCACGAAGTACAGGCACGAGAACGGCACGCTGGCGAACGCCATTTGCGTGATCGTCGCGCCCTCCAACAGATGCCGAGACAACAAAGACATCTCGACGCCGCGGTATTTGTTGGTGCCGAAGTCATACGCGATCGACCGGACCATTTGGCCCTTGGCCTGGACGAACACGACATCATCGAGCACAACGATCGGCGATATATTCTCTGCGCACCCGAACGCGGATTGCTGGCGCGCGTCGATCGTCGTGGGCGTGAGCGTGCCGCTATCGTCGCCTCGGATGCGGAACTCTCCCGAGATGGTGAAGCACAACAGATCCTCGGTCGGCACGAAGAACAGCACATCCTGCCGCTGCCGGCTGGCGAGCGCCATCACGATCGCGTCGCTAGCCTTGCTCGGGAACGTGGTGTCGAAGTTGTTCAGGTCGCCGGCCTGGGACAGGTCGATGCGGTTCGCCTTGCCCGGCGGCCCGCCGAAAACCGTGCGCTGCTGGAAGATGGTCGAGGCGCGCGGATAGTTGCCGGCTCCCACGAATGGGAATTGCCCCTTGCTCGGGCCGTTCGCTGTATCGGGCGTCACGTTCAGGTCGCGCCAGTAGACCAGGCCGTCACCCTCCGGCGGCTGGCTCGCGTCCACTATCCCGGCAAGGCCGAACAGCGCGCCCTTGGTGGACTTGTAGATGCGGAAATTCGACGCGCCGGGCGACTTCACGAACCCGACATCGTTCGAGAACCCGCGCAAGAACAGGTCATTGTTGATCGTAGTCGTGTATAGCGGCGGGCTTTCGCGCCCGGATGCGGCATCAACTGCCGTAACCGTGTAATTGCTGTCATATGGATAATAGAACTCGGTCGGGTACGGGTCGCCGTTGCCGTCTTTCTGGGTCTCAAGCGGGCGTGTATTGATGCGCCCCACCAGATACGCCGGGCTGTCCACGGCCGGAGCGGTCGCGTAATTCGAGAACGCCCAGTTATCGAGCGCAAACCGCGACAGCTTACGCGGCGGGTGTAGCTGGTGCGTGATCGTCAGCACGTCGTTCGACTGCTGGAACACCATCGCCATGACTTGGTCAGCGGTGTATGGCGTCGCCAGGAAATACCGCGCCCCGTCGCTGCCGGCGATGTATCGGCCACGCCGGATCACGGACATGTAGCCGTTGCCGAACTCCAGCACGCAGGTGTCGCGCCCAGACAACGTGAATTCCACGAGCCGCACGGGCGAGCTTTCGCCGCCGACCGCCCCGACGAACTCGAACCCGGCCCGGTTCGAGATGCCGCCGAACGGCAGGATCTGCCAGTTTTTCAGGCGGGCCGCGCCCATCTGATATTTCGCGAGATCCACCCGCGCGTGCAGCTTGGGGTCGATCTCGCCGGCAGTGAACGCGGGCTGTATCCGCTTAGCCATCTACGTCAGCCTCGTTCACGACCTTAAGCCGCACAAGCTGGTATTCGACCCAGCCGCCCGCGCCGGTCCCGACGCACAGCACGTTGTCCACGAAGTTAAAGAACGTCGCGCCTTCTGGCAGGAACGATTTAGACTTCGGGTCCTTGTTCGGCCGCAAGCCAGGCACATACGAAACCATGGAACGCGGCGCGCCCATGAAGATGTAACCGCGCGCCATGGCTAGTTGTCCTCCTGCACGTCGTATTCGGCCTCGACGTAATGCTGAGACGGGTCATCCACGACAAGCCGCCCGTCGCGCTCCAGTCTCCCGCCGACGCTCTCAACCCAGAAGTCCGACGAGGATAGGAGCTGCGGCGTCGGCTCGACGGGGGCGGTCAGGCCGGGGATATAGGCCGGCAGGATCGCAGATCCGGGGCCTGGGCCGGTGATCATCGGCGGGGTCGGGTTGACCTGCGGCGCGCCGGGCAACGCGCCCCACGGCGGCAGGAACCGGCCTGGGCTGCCCCACTGGCGCATCAGCTCCTCGCGGTCCTGCCGGACCAGGGACGGGATACCGCGCGCGGCCAACCAATCGGGCACGCGCTCGTCCAACTCGCCCATGTCCTCGTTCGCCGCGTCGGCCCGCGCCTTGTCGCGCAGCATCTTGGCCGCCGCCCGCATGGCGATCGTCGCGTCGCCCTTGCCCGTCAGCGGGGCCGCGATCAGCGCCGCCAACTCGTGCGCCAACAGCAACGTGAACTCGGGATCGTACTGCGCCGGGTCCACGTCCCACCGGGTGTAGATCAGCGTCCCGGCCGGGCGGCGGGTGAACACCGTGCCGTTCGCCAGCGTGAACCGCACGTCGTACTGCGTCGGGTAATCCTTGGCGAACCCGCGCACGCACGTCGCGTTCGGCGGGTAGGCGTAGGCGAACGCATGGCTTGGGATCAGTGCCGCAGCGGAGGGCACCGCCGCCGCGTAGACCCTCGCGAACGGCCAGTCCACGCCGCGGAGCGTCGCCCGCAGCGCCAGGGCGTAGAACCGCCGGGCCGCGTTCGCGCGCTTGGTGCGCTCGCCGAATGACGTGATCGCGTCCTGTCCGATCAGGCCGAGCGCGAGGTTCGCTACCTCGACGGGCACGCTGTTGACCGGCAACGCGTCGCGCGAGGCGTCCGCGCCTTCCTGCTCGCCCTCTTCGGTCCCGGCCGCCGTGATCGCCATCTTGCCGGCCATCTCGGCGGCGTCGGCCATGGCCTTCAGCACCTCGGCCTTACCCGTCATCGGCAGCGCCATGAGCTGCGCAAGGCTGGCCGCGACGAGCTGCATGAAATCCTGCGGCCACTGTGCCGGGTCCTCGACGTTCGCTGTCACTACGAAGAAAGCGGCCGGCTCGTTCGTGTGGACCAGCGAGACCACGCCGCCCCCTGTCCGCAAAATCTGATACCGCACCGGCTGCTCGTCGTCGGCCGAGCGGATCACATGCCGGAACGCCGCGCAATCGGGCATGTCATAGGCGTAAGACCAGTTCGGCACGCCGCTCGCGCGCACATTCGCGCCCGGAACCACGGTCCGCGCGAACGGCCAATCGAACAGCCGCAGCGACGCGCGCACGGCCTGCTTGTAGAACCGCCGCACGGTGTCGGCCGGCTTGGTCCGGTCGCCCCACGTGACCATGGCCTCCTGCCCGAGCATCGCCAGGGCCGTGTTGCCAATGTCGAGCTGCGCCGACTGGAGCACCGGCATCTCGCGGCCGGGGTCCTCGCCCTCGCCCGCGTCAACGGTCTCGCTATTCGTCGCCGCCAGGGCTGCCCGCTTGCCGGCATCCTCGGCCAGCTTGCGCATCCCCATCATCAGCTCAGCCTTGCCCGTGATCGGCATGGCGAGGTGAGAGGCGAGCGTCAGCGACGCGAACTCCACAAAATCGTTGGGGTACTCGTTCGGGTCCGACAGGAACAGCGTGCAGGAAAGCCACGCCGCGTCCTCGTTCGTGAACACCGCCTTGCGGTTCGCGCCGCCGACGCTGGTCCGCATGAGCCGGAACTGGACCGGCGCTTCTGTGCGGCCGTTCTGGACGACGTGCCGGACGATCTCGACGCCGGCCGGGATCTCGTATGCGAATTTCCAGTTCGGGACGCCTGCACCCGCGATCTTCTGGCCCGCGATGAACTGCCGGGCAAACGGCCAGTCGAACGCCCGGAAGCTCTCGCGCAGCGCCACGTCATAGAACCGGCGGCAATTGCTCGCCTCGGCCGTGTCGCCGAGCACGCCGCTGTCGTCACCTGTCACCGGCCGCTGGCGCAGATGAGCCAGGGCCATGTTGCAGAGATCGACAATCGTGGTCGGCATAGGGCGTTCCTCACATGGAAACGGGGCGGCCCCTGGAGGCCGCCCCGTTATGCACGAACCCAGACGCGAGGGCTACGCCGCCGCGCGCACCGAAAAGTCGATCAGCTTCTTGCGCCACTCGCGCGCGGCATCCTCGACGCTGCCGAGCTTCTTCACTAGGCCAGTCGGCACGAACCACGAAGCGGCCGGGCCGGTGTAGCCGCGGATGATGTCGCCCGCGTTGCGGATCGTGTCGTCGTGGTAGCCGGTCGCCGTGACCACCACGTCCTCCTCCTCCAGGCTGGGATAGGCGCGGGCCTGGACCGGGCCGCCCTTGGCGTCCGAGCCCCACAGGGCCGAGCCGCCGACCGCATCGACGCCGCCGGTCCCGCCGTTGCTCAGCGGCATCGGCTGGGTCGAGGGGGCGGACGAGACGCCGGCAGGCAGGGGGCGGGTCATCCGCGGGTCGAACCCGGCACCGGGCGAGGCCGCCTCAATCCCCTTCGCCTCGTCCAGGGCTGGGCCGGTGTTCCCGGCGGTCTGCGCGGTCAGCGTCGCCACCAGGCGTTCCAGGGCGTCGATCCGGGACGCGGCCGACTTAGGGTCTAGACCCTCGACATCCGTGGCCGGTGCCTGGCCGTCCTTGACCGCATCGCCCTCGGGTGCCGCTCCGGGCTTGTCGCCGCCCTGGGCGGCCTTCTCGGCCTTGGCCTTCTCGTCGGCCGCCTGCTTGTCTCGGGCCTCCTGCGCCTTGGCTCGGGCTTCGTCGGCTGCGGACGAGCCGCCGCCCGGCTTGTCGGGGGCGGCGAAGGCGACGCTCGACAGCAGCGCGGACGCCAGGATCAGATGCTTCATCATCGACTTGTGCTCCTACGTTGAGACCAGAACGGGGACCGGCGCTTACGCGCCGATGCCGTTCGGCTGGTCGATGGTGAGGCGGGCCGAGATCGCCCCGGCGGTGAACGGGCCGGTCGCGACGTTGTAGAACACGTCCACGTACCTCTTGACGCGGGGCGGAACCGGCAGCTCGCCCATCAGGGCGGCCAGCGCCGCGCCGCGCTTGAGGCTCGCCACCGGGACCGGCGGCAGCAGCAGCGCCACGACCGCGCCGGACATGTCCGCGTTCGGGCTGGACCGCAAGCCGATCTGGAGCGTGGCGGCCCCGGCGGCGGCGAAGTCGGTATCCACGTTGAACACGATCGAGCCCTTGCTGGTGCCCTTCGAGTTGCCGGTATAGGACGGCGGCCCGAAGTCGATCTGATTTACGGACGCGGCCGAGGCGGTCACGGCCTGGGCGTTGGAGAGTTCGGTCTGCTTGTCGAGGATCATGACGGCCTCACGGGAGGATTGCGGGAAGGTGCCGGCTTCTCACCGGCTCGTGGGTTTTCGTGCCCCTCACACCCCGCGAGGCTACGCCGCGAGAACGGCGGCCTCCGTGTTCAGCAACTGCTCGACGCGGCGCACCGGATCGCCGTCGAACATCATCACCTTTTTGCCGGCCACGGTCTCCCAGGTGAGCTGGAAACCGATCTTCTCCAGGATGGCGAGGCGCAGCTTGGAGGCGGTGTTGCGGCTCATGTACCAGGCCCGCTTGCCGGACGAGGTGCGAAGCTTCTCCTGGGCCTGGATCATCAGGGCCACGAGCGCCTTGAGCTTGTTCACGTCGGACGACAAGTCCGACACGTCGATGTTCGCGATCCGGACGATGTAGCGCCAATCACGAATGCAGAGGCCGCAGCCCCAACGAAAGTGATCGCGGTACACCTCGAACCGCGAGCCGTCCGCAAGCTGGTTCGTGTCGCGGCCGAGGTCTTCGTGCTGCACGCCGCCGGGGATGCCCTTGGGGTACAGGCCGAACGCGGTGTCCTCGCCCCAGCACACGAGCCAGATCGAGGTGTTGTCCGCGCCCGTGCCGCCCGCGTCGATCACGTTGTCGGAGGTGCCGACGCCGGCAAGCAGCGAGTTGTACCGCGGGGCGAACCCGGTGAACATCTGCGGAACCACGTTCTGGTTGCCGTAGATCAGGGCCTGCTGCACCTGCTGGTTCATGCCCTCCAGGATGCCCTTGGCCTCGCCGACGCGGAACTCGGCCGGGTCCGGGGCGATGTCCACCAGCGCCTTGTCCGGCTCGCTGTACTGCTCCAGCATGCCGCAGGTGTCGCGGATGGCGGCCTTGGTGGTCTTGGCCGGCTGCACGCCCTGGTAGAGCATGCGCCAGGTGCCGAACGGGATGCCGGTGCGGATCGAGGTCTTGTGGCCGGTGCCGTCGTTGCACTCCATCCACGGGATATCGTCCAGCATTTCGTTCTGCTGGTTCAGGATCTCGATCACGCGAGCCGCCCCAGGGCCGACGCCTGGGCTCTTGGAGATATCCGCCAGGGTGGCGACGAGGGAACCGACGACTGCCATTTTCAGAGCCTCATTCTAGCGTTGCGACCAGGGTCCTTTACTGCTTCCCCTGGTACATGGACGGGTACATATCGCGCGCCGCCGAGACACGCCCGCCACCGTCCCCGCCTAGAATGGTCCCACCTTCACCCATCGCTTTACCAATGCGAACGAACATCCGCAACACTTCCGGGTTGTTGCCCAGACCGTATGTGTCGAAGATCTGCAACGCGCGCTCGCTGCCGAACTCGGTAAACGCCTTGCGAGCGGCCCCCATATTCTCGGCGAACTTCGGCCCGCCGAACTCCTTGTCCGCCTTGGCCTCGGCAGCCCAGGCTTTCACCTGATTGTTGTGCGCCTCGATGGCCTTGGTCTGGTTCGCCATGTAGGCGTCGGCCACCACCTGCGCCTGGGCCGGTGACAGCTTGGCGTCGCGGAACAGCGGCGTGACCTGGGCCAGCAGTTCTGCATCCATGGTGATGCCGTCCGGCATCTTGATATCGTAGGTCTCGGGGATCGGCTTCCCGTCTACGTCCTTGGGGCCGTCGTCCGGCTTGGCTTCGGCACCTTCGGGCTTGGCGGCTTCGCCGCCTTCGGGCGGCTTTCCCTCGCCTTCGCCTTCCTTCTTGGCGTCGCCCGCGATGCCAGCGAGGATCGAGCCTTCACCTGCCCCAGTTCCGCCAGCGCCACCAGCCGCGCCGCCCTCGCCGCTAGCAGGCGTCCCCGCGCCGCCTCCAGCCGGACCAGCGCCCGCGCCGCCTTCGCTTCCGCTGCCGCCACCCGCAGCGCCACCGCCGCCTGACCCGCCCGTGCCGCCGCCATTGCCATCCTCCGGAGCGAGCACCGGCCGCGGGCCGACGAGCGCCGAGAAGATCGACGCCGTGGCGAGGGCCGTGCCGCTGTTAAAACGCTTGGTCATCACGCATCGTCTCCGTCAAAATCATCTCTGCCAGCGTGTCGTTCGCTGACATCATCTCACGGGCGAGCAGAATTGCCGCCTCGTGCCTGCCGGCCATTCTCTCCCCGACCACGGGCGAGAACAAGCCGAGATTGCGGAGGATCGAGGCGAGCACCTTACGCCCCTCGTCCGTCCGCATCACCGCCTGCCACACGCCCTCGCGCGTGAGCCGGGCGGTCTCCTCCTCCGGCGTCTCGGCCGCGCTCTCTGCGAACGGATCAAGCGGCACCGACGCCTCCCAGGATTTGGCTCATCAGGCTCGGGTCCGTGACCTGGGTATCGGACAGCACCTTGGCGGTGTCCGCGCCCTGCTGCGCCACGCCAGCGACCTGGGCCGCCGCGCCGAGCTGCTGTTGCGCCGCTTGGTCCTTGGCCTTCGCGTCGCGGACCTTCTGCACCGCGTCATCCGACTTGACCACGCCGGCAGGGACGCCGGTCGCATCCGCGTATTCGTCCACCGCCTGATCTGCGTCGAACTTGTCCGCGACGGACGGGTACACCGCCACGAGGTTGCCAACGAACCCGGCCATGCGCTCGATACCCTGGATCGCCACGGCGCGCTGCGCCTGGGCCAGCGTCGAGATGAACTGCACCTTGAGATCCATACCCTGAAGCTCTTGCGGAGGCTCGGGCAAGATGCCGGCGCGGTGCATGATGTTGAACGTCCGGCTGATCGCCGGGTCCAAGTTCTCGTTGTGCAGCCGTTCGATGACGGGCCCAAGCGCCAGAAGTTTTTCCTCGTGCCGCTCGTCCACCTCGCGCGCCGTGATCTCACGCCGATCGGACTGAGACATCATCAGGAACAGATCGGCGAAATAGACCTCTCGGATGCGCTGCTCGCTCCGCGCGATCTCGTTCGCAATCGCCGGGATCGCTGCCGGGTTCATGTCGTACAAGGCCGAGATCGCCGGGCGGCTCGCGGTGTCCATGCCCGACACGGCGGTGTGCTGTCCGGCCCGGTTGCGGACCTTGATGCTGTCCGGGCCACCCTGGGTCGGCGGCGTCGCCAGCTTGTCCACGATGATCTGCTTGCGCACCTCAAGGAGCTGCAAGCCCTTCACGTCGCCAAGCGCCTCGATGCCCGGCCCCGTGCCGTACACGTCGTTGTCGCGCACCTCCCACCGCGGGGTGCAGCCTGGGAACTCGTGGCAGCCCTTGCATTCGAGCAGACCATCGTTCTGGTCGCCGGCAGTCTCGAAGTAGACGCGCAGGAACGGCAGGCCGCGCGGCCCGGCTACGTCCGCGACCTGATGCATGTTCGGCTCAATCGCCTCGCACAACTGCACCATGTTCTCGAAGTGGCTGTTGTCGTACATGTTCATGACGGACTTGGACACGCGCTTGCCCCACTTCCGCACGCATGCCAGCACCGACATCTCGAATTCACGGTATACCGTCGTGACGTTACCTTCGTCGTCGGCGGCCAGATAGTATTCGCCTGGGCTGTAGACGTGAGCGCGGATGACGTTATCGTAATTCTCGTCAATCATCATGCACGACGTGCCGAAATCGCCGAGATCTCCGTAGCCGGTATGCAGGCAGTTGTAGATGTTCGACCGCGTGAATACGGTCGCCATGCGCCGCGCGACCGTGGTCAGGTAGGCTTTCACATCGCCGCTTTCTGCCAGGTCCGGGTCTGGCGTCGTCAGCTTGAACCACGGCCGGGCCGGGCTCGACGCGCCGGACTGCATGCCCGAGCGCAGCGTGCGGCTTGCGATCGTCGCCGTCGTGTTGATGATGTGTTCGGACTGGCGGGAGCTGTCCGGCGGGCGGCCGTTCTCCCAATAGCGCTTCATGCGCCTGGGCCGGATGAACTTGGCGACCGCTTCAATCTCGTAATCGTAGAACGATCGCAGCGACTTCAGCGAGCCGAGCCGCTTGCGGAATGGGGCGGCGGGCAGGTCCAGCACCATGTATGCCGGGCGCGGCAGCAGCGCGTGCCGCCGCGTCTCGTCGTTGGTCGGAACCTGCGCCACGTCTTAGCCTCCGAGCGTCTTCTTCCCCGTCGTTCCCGCGTCCTCGATGGTCGCCGGGTTCGTCAGGAGGGTTGAGCCGGAGTTACCCATAGCACGCAACCGGTTCTGTTCGTCACTCCGCGCCTTGGCAACGTCTGCATCGCCCACGGTCGCGGCCTGGGGCGGCGGCGGGGGCAGAGCGGGGGGTGCGGACTTCTGGCCGCCGCCGAAAAAGCACATGCGCTGTTCCTTACGTGGTTACGACAACGTGGCCTTCGCCACGCGCCCAGATGTTTTGCGTGAGCGTGATGTTGATGTCACGCACGAAGCCGTCGCCACCCAGCTCATTTGCCGGCAGATCGGCGATATCGTTCGGGGCATTGTTCCCCGGGTCGGAGGCGGATGCACACCAATAAGCGATGCGGTGGGGAGCGCGGTTCTGCACGAACATCGGGCCGGCCCCGAGATTGGTCCAGGCGGTCTTCGAGAGCTGCACGCGAACGGTCGCCATTAGGTCTTCCTCACGATGCGATAGCCGTTGTCGTCGCCGTCCCGATAGTAGCCGGGCGGCAGGCCCTGATACTCAAGCTCGTCGGCCGGCATCGGCGGGGCCGCATCGAACGCCGACAGCATGGCGTCCACGATCTTGTTCCCGGTCGAGGCCCGCGTGCCATAGAGCCGCGTGAGCGTGTATCCATTGTTGTCGCCGTTGCGGAACAGGCCGCCTTGGACCGGGTACAGGGACGGGTCCGCAGGCAGGGCCGGCAGGTTATCCAGCGCCCGGTACACGATGCGGCGGATATTCTCGTCCGGGAACTCATCGAACAGACCCAAGACCCATTCGTAATTCGCTTGCCCGACGCCCGATCGCTGCGAACGCCCCTGCTTGTTCGTCAGGTATACGGGCCGCTCAATCGTCATGTCCTCGAAACGGCCCATGGCTCACCTGTTCACGGCATAGACGGACAACGGGATGCTGTAGTTCGTCAGCAGGGTGACGGCCGGCAGCATGTAGACGACCCGCAAGGCGTTCGCTCCAGACGGCAGCGCATGGTGGACCGCGACGCCGACCGGAAGCGTGGTCGGGTATACCTCAAGAATGTCCGTCGTGAGAACACCCGTGCACGCGATGCCGGATTTCTCCTTCACCGTCAGGTTCGCCCCGGCTATCTGTAGGTCCGTCAGCGTTGTGGTGCAGACGAATTGAGACGCCTTTGGGCCGGCTGGACCTGCCGCGCCGGCTGCGCCTGCCGGGCCTGCTGCGCCGCTTGGGCCAGTTGCGCCTGTCGCACCAGCGGGTCCTGCATCGCCCTTATCTCCTTTGGCGCCATCCGCGGCGCTCGATGTGGCGGTGACGCCCTGGCCGAAGGCCGGCGAAGCGGCGATCAACAGCGCGAGGAGGCATACGGCGCGCATCACTGGCCGGTCCCGTACTGCAATTCGATCGTGCCCGAGCACGCTTTTTGGGCGGCCTGCACGCTGGCGTTCGGGCCGTCCACGCCCATGGCGGCGACCGATACCGGCTGGAGCGATGTGTATACGCGCGAGGAGCCCGGGAGCCAGAGCCAGCCCGTGGTGGGGGTCAGGGAGACGAACGGGTTCCCAGCAAGCCGGCCGCGGAAACGCGCTGCACACGGCGCATTGAGCGTGTACTGGAACGAGGTCGCGCCGCTTGGCGGCTGCACCGGCACCTCGACGTTCCCGCTTGACGGGGTAAACGGAATTATAAACGGTTCTCCGATCCTGTAGAACGGAATATTCGGCGACATTTTTGCGCCGGCCCCGGCTAGATAATCGCCGTTTGCGGTTGGCGGCTGGCCGTTAATCAGCGCTTGTGACCATGCGATGGTCGCTGCAAATATTATTGCGAGAGAGACGATAATCCGCATGCCACGCCCCCACCCTCGGCAAATTAGAACGCGCTGAACATTGAACCAACGGCAAATTTAGTCTGAGCCGTCGAACCGTTAACGAAGCGCGCGCGGAAGATGTTCATGGTCGCAGGGGACTTGAGCATTAGGCTTCCACCGGCCGCCAGGGCTGTGCCAGCAGTGCCGTTCAGTGGATACCACGTCGAGGCGTCCAGGCTCTGTTCGAGGTACGCCGTTCCGGCCTGATCCGCGAAGAAAGTCGCCGAGACGTAGCCGAAGATCGAATTGCTGTTGATCGCTCCGGTATTGTGTTGCGTCCCGGTGAAGGACGCCCCGGCTGCAAGCGGCGCAGTCGTCTCGGTGAACGGGAATGCGGCGACAATCTTGGTGCCGCCGACGAGGCTTTGCAGGGCCGTGATTTCGGTGGACTGGTTCGCGGCCGTCGCGGCGCCGTTGAGCGTGCCCAGGTTGAACGTGGGGGTCGCGGCGAATGCCGGTAGCGTCCCACTGATCCCAAACGCGGTGTTGCCGATCGACCCGCCGGCCTGGAATGGCGACCCGAGGGCCGTCCGCACCTGCTGGACGCCCGTCTCTGTCGCGATGCCCGCGATGGTCCCGATGTTGAACGTGGGCGTGGCCGCGAACGCCGGAAGGCTCCCGGTCAGCCCCGTGTTCCACGTCCCGCTCTGTACCGCCGAAACCGTGCCGGACACGGCCTGTGGGTTCGGGAAGTTCGAGACCGCTACGGTTCCGCCCGACCCGCCGCCGCCACCACCGCCGCCCCCAGCGCTGGATTGCGCTAGCGCCAGGGCCGGCAGAACCATGAGGGCGAGGGCGGCAAGCCCAACCCGAAATCGCCGCATCTTACATCCCCACGTCGGGCCGGTAGTGGGCATCGTCATTATCGTCTGATCGCCTGCCTCGCAACTGGTCGCGGGTCTTGTCGATGTCGCGCGGCCCAACCGGCATCGCGAACGTCAGCGCCAACCCGTCCGCGCGGTCTGGTGAGGCGTGACCGCCGCCGCCCGTGCCCTCGCGCTCGCGCATCTCGTCTTTGCTCTCCAGCATGATTTTGTTGTCTTTGTCGTAGAAGTATTCGCGCGTGGTCAACTGCGTCTGCAACACGTCATCGTCAGGAACAGCGCCGTTATCTTCCAGCCAATCTCGCATCTGCCCGTACATATACGAGCCTCTATTGCGGTATTTACCGTCTGGCGACTTGCCGCCGAACAGCACGGCGTGGACGTTCGGGACCTGTAGCTGCACCAAGCGCTCGGGCACGCCTGCGCCCACGCCGCCGCCGTCAATGAAGATCGCGTCCGGGCGGTCGATCAGGGCCAGTTCCGCGATCTTGCCGGCCACGTGCATCAGCCAGTCACGGCGATGCCCCTCCGGTCGCAGTATCAGCGGCTCCAGCGTCCGCGCGTCGTTCCCGCGCCGCCGGTAGATCGTGGTCTCGTCGCCGCCCTTGTGGCCGATGTCCACGCCGTAGATCACGGGCGAGGTTGGCAGCGGCATCGGCTCGCGCCGCCGGGCTGCCTCGACGGACTGAATGGTGATGAACTGGTCGGTGCCCTGAGACGGGAACTCACCGCGGATCTTCACGCGGATGTAATCGCTATCCTCGCCGTAGGTCTCGACGTCCTGGGCGAGCTTGGCCTTGTTCGGTATGAGGGCGTCCCTGCTGTCCACCTTGAACGAGCGATACAGCTTGGATATCCGCGGGTTCATGTGGGTATCGTAGAAGTATCCGCTCGGACGCGTCGCGTTCCCGAACAGGAATTGCATCGGCTCGCCGTCAGTCAAGCCGCCGTCTTGCGTCTCGAATATGTTGCGCTCAATCGCTGACGCCTCGTCGTTAATGTAGAACGACGTTGCGTCTACCGCGTGCTGGCCGGCAAATGCCTCGGGCATCTCTTTGCGCCACGGTATCGCATCTGTCCGCCACGTGGTCGGGTGCTGCTTGTGGACCATGCGCAGCGACCCGCGCGAGGCGTACAGGTTGAACCAGCGCCCGGTCATGCCGCGCTTGTGCCACTTCGCGATCTCGGCCCACGTCTTGGTTTCGAGCTGCGGACTGCTGTTCGCCGTGACGATCCCGCGCGAGTGAGGCCGGGTGGACATGATAAACGCCACGATCCAGGCGACGAGGCCGGACTTGCCCACGCCGTGCCCGGCGCGCGTCGTGTACCGCATCGGCAGGACAGACGCGGAGCCGTCGAAGCCCCGCGCCCGGATGTCCTTGCCCCAC